GACCCACTTGGCGGTCATGATCTTCTCAAGCGCGGCTAGCGCCTCGGCGTTCCCAGCATACAGCGCCTGCTGCTCTGCGTACCAGTTGCCCAGATCCACAAGCGCAGCAGCGCGTTCCGCGTCGTACTGTGCTGTGAGGATCGTGAAGCGTGCGAGTTGCTCCGCCGCAGAGCCGTTCGCATTCCGCAGCTTGTCGATAAGCTCCAGCAGTGCTTGATACTCTGCACTGCCGGGCGTCACGTTGCCCAGACCTGCGGTCACGCGTTCGATCTCGACAGCGATCAGGCGCATCTGCTGCGAGAGCTTGTCGCCCATGTCGCCGCCCATCTGACCGACGAGTGACGTGATGCCGTCCATGATCCGCGAAAACTCGGAACGCACTTGCTTACCGATGCTTCCGAGGTCAACCACGTTCACATTCGCCAGTTCCTTAACCAGATCCTTCACGGCCCCGTTGACATCGACGAACGCGGGCGCCAGCTTGACCAGCGCGGCATACAGCGTACGCCCCGCATCGGTTGTACGGTCGATGCCGTCGAGCATCTTCAGGAATGCCTCATGCGAGTCGGGCACCGCAAGCCCTATGTCGGCGAACGCTTCCGCTAGATCAGCAGTCGCACGCGCAGCGCGATCAGCCTGCGTACGGAAATTCTCGTCGATGAAGTCAAGCCCGCCTGCCAATTCAGCGTCTAGCGCCTCCATCGCCTCCTGCGCAGACTGCGCCGTACCGTTGATCACAACGAACGCCTGCGACAATCCGAGCACGGACGTATAGAGTTCACGTCCCGCTTCCGTGGTCAAGTCGAAGCTAGTCAATAGCCGCATGAATTCTTCATGCGTCTGCGGCAGCCCCGTCAAGCCGGCGTTCGCCAAATCCTCGATGGTTAGGCCAATCGCTTCAAACGATGCATTGAAACTTTCGGTCGCAAGGTTGAACCGTTCTGCATCGGTCAGGAAGTTCTGCGCGAGAAACGCGAACGACTGCGCAACGTTCTGCGCACCACCGAGAGCGTCGACAAACGCAATGATGGATGCCGGGTCCAACGCCTCGAGCTGCGGCCCAACGCCCTCCAGCACGCCCCCAAAACTTTGCAACGCAGCGGCGAACGCTAGAACCTTGTCTGCGGTCTCCTGCGTTGCATCTAGCGCGCTGAGGATGTTGTCACGTACCGCTTCAGGAAGCTCGCGCGTGACATCGTAAATACCGAGCAGCGTATTGCTGAAGTTCGCAACCTCTTCAGCCGTACCGGAGAAGCCCTCCATGACGGCACCGAGGGCGGGCGCCAGTTCGTTGAATGCTATCTCGACGACTTGCTGCAATGCTTCGCCGCCGAACTTCTTGAGGAAGTCCTCGGTGGTAAACGTGCCTTCAAATGCCTCGAAAGTCGTTTCCTGCAGGATCTTCGCGAGCCGGTCCTGTCCCTCTTCGTCCATCCGGTACGCGAATGCATCGAGCGCGCCGGAGAGCATGTCGGTCAGCGCCTGCGCGACCTCGCCGGAAAAGTACATCGTGTCGACGTCGAGGAACCCAACGTCGCCGAGCTTCGACTGACTGACTTGATCATCCTCGAAACCGCCTGCGCCCGGCGCGCGAATACCAATGCGGCCCTTCGTCTCTGATGGGTCGTCCTTACCGAAGATCGAGTAAAGCGCAATGCCCGCGGCAGCAATCCACCCGACCACGGGGACGGCTGCTAGCACAGCCGACGCAGCGCCCGCCATAAGCCCGCCCGCACCGCCCAGCGCCGACAACGTTGCAGCAGTACCCGCCATGCCGAAGCCCGCTGTCTGAGCCGCTAATGCTGCCGCCTGCGCTGCCCCCGCACCGCCGAAAGAAGAGAACAGTCCCGCAGCCGCCGACGAGCCCAAGCCGCCTAGTGCGCCGCCTAGAATGTCGCCCAGTCCACCGCCGCCGCCAGCGAGCTGGGACAAGAGGCCACCGCCTCCACCTCCGCCCGTAAGCTGAGACGCGATACCCGCCAGCCCGCCGCCACCCTGACCCGAAAGAACTCCCGACAGGCTGACGACGATCTCTTGCGCTGCGATCTTCGCGAGCGCGGACAGTGCCCACGATTTGAAGTCTTCCCACAGCCGCTTGAATGCGGATGAGCCATTCTGAGCGAAGTCTTCGATGAACTCCGCGCCTCGGTTCGTGATGCTTTCGAAGAGGCTCGCCCAGCCGGCCGTCTGCTGCGCAAGAAAGTCCTGCTGCGCCTGCGCACTATTCCTCAGCGCAAGGTTTGCTTCCAGTCGCTTCTTCGCTAGCTCGCCCTCGTTGATAATGCGCTCGCGGTCGCTTTCCAGTGCATCGGTGCTTAGATTATTAAGCGTGCGCTGCACGTCCAGATCAATGCGACGGATCGCCGTCAGTCGCTCTTGCTCTGCGGCAGTCTTCCCGATCAGCGTGATCTGGAAAGCCATCTCGTCGCTTTCCTCCTGCAGCCGCGAGATGGTCGCGTTTATCGACTCGGCGTCTCTGACGCGGCGCTGCTGCTGTGCCTCGTTGACGCGGTCTATGATCTGCTGCAGCTCGGCCTGCTCTTTTGCAAGCCGATCTGCGGCGGCATACTGCTCGTCGAAAGCCGCCGCGGCGTTCAACGTGTTGGTAATCTGCTGGCGTTGCGATGCGTTGAACGTCGCCCACGCCGGCGAGTCCATAATCTTCCGCAGATTGTCGAGGGCCGGGGTTGCACTGTTGGCCTCCCGGCCGAAGTTGGCAAGCCGATCCTGCGATGTCTCAAGCACGCGTCGAGCACTAGTCAACGCACCTGCAAACTTGTCTACGCCGCTCGCCGACGTTTTGAAATTCAGCGCCAGAGTATTTGTCGCGCTCGTGCTCGCGTGCTCCATCTTCCGGAACGCGCCAATCGCCCTTTCGATGTCCCCGGTCGTTTGCTTTGCCATCGCCGCCGCGCTCGCGACCGATGGGTCGATCATCCCAGGGAGCTGCGTAGCCTTCCCAGTGAATGCGACCTTAAAGAACTCCATGGGAGATGAATCAGCCCATATTTTGAAGTTCTCGACCGCCTGCTTCAGGAATGCCAGCTCCCCGATGGTCTCGCGGTTCGTTTCCTTGATGGACTGCAGGAAGCCTTCCAGCGGCCCCTTGCCCGACGGCGATAGATTGGTGACTACTTCACCTAGTTCTTCGAACGACCGAATCAGTTCTATGACCTGCGGGATCAGCGGAAGGATCGCCTCGCGCGTCAGCTTGTTAATGCGCTCCTGTAGAAGACCAATCTGGATGTTCAGATTGTCTGCCTGCTTCGCCTGTTCTGTCGTCGTCTCGGAAAGCTGATCTGACAATTGGACATAGTCGTTTAGGAACGGGATCAACTCAGCGCCCGACCGACCGAGCAGTTGCACCATCGCGGCCGACTTGCCGGCGCCGTCGCTAAACCCTTGCTGCTTGCGCGCCAGTTCCGCCATCACGTCGCCGGAGTTCTTCAGATTCCCCGATGCGTCGCGAATGTTGATGCCGAACGCCCCGAACGCCTGCGCCGCCCTGCTGCCACCGTCTTGCGCCTCCACGAGCGACTTCGACAGCCTCGACATGGACGTCTCTACCGAGCCCAAATCCTGCCCAGTAACACGAGCAACGCCGGCGAACTTCGACAGCGACTCGACACTGGCGCCGGTCTTCTCCGCGAGATCGTCAAGGCTTGCAGCGGCCCTAACAACGCCCACCACGAGATCGGCAATAGCGCGAACACTTACGGCACCCGCAAGGCCACCTACAAGCCCAACAATAAACTGCTGACCAACATCGTCCAGAGCCTTGAGCTGATCCGTGAGGCTATTGACGACACCGCCCAACCGCTTCATGCCGTCAACAGCCTGCGCAATGTTTGCGCTTACGTCGATGGAGAGATCGGCAACAGACGTAGCCATCAACTATTCCTTCACTCGTGCACCAGACTTACGGAACAACCAAGCCATCAACGCCGGGTCCATCTTCGCGCCTTTGCCATCAGCCGTGCGCCGCGCCTCTGCTGCCACCTCATCAGCTTTTGCGAACAACATGAAGTCCTTAAGCTCAAACGCCTGAGGGTGTTTCTTCACGTCGCGGTTACTGTTTGCCAGGATCGCGGCGATCTGTGCCGACCGAACATCCGCCCGCCACTCACCCCACGGTTCCGCCTCATAGTAAGAGCCCCAGCCCACCAGCTCACGGTAGGTGATCGAGTCGAGCAGCTCGTCGACCGTACGCCCAAGTGCAAGGGCTAAACGGAATAGGAACCGCTCGCTCGGCTCTAGGACTTTTTTTCGGTCAACTCCTTCAGCCCAATCTTCTGCTGCACAAGTTCAGAGACCTTATGCATCGCCGTCAATCTCATGTCGAGCAGCTCGTCGACCTCGGCTTCACTGATCGCAGTGCCGTCCTGGTGAACGACATAACGCGAAAACAACTCCTTGGCATTGTCGACTGCGGAGGCGTCCTTCTTCTGCCTCGCCGCAGACTGCAGGATCTCGCGACCCGAGGGCTCGCGAACATAAAACGCGAACTTCTCGTCTCCCTCTTCGATTTCGCAGGGATGAATTTTTGGCTTGAACATTTTGAAACTCCTCGGACGAATGGGCGAGCTTATCCCGCTCGCCCGAGGAACTCAGGCTTACAGGACTCCTACGTACGCCACGCCGCCGCTCGTTTGCAGCGTGATGTTCAGCGACACCTTCGCGTCGACCGCGTCGGCCAGTGACCAACGGGTCACGATGCCGTCGAAGTCGAACGTGTGAAACGTCGTGCGCGCCGAACTCGTTGGAATCTGAATCCGGAACGGCTGCGGATCTGCCGACGCATTGAACAGATCGAACATCTCCATCTGCACGGTCTCCGCTGTGAAGTTGCACGCCAGCGTGATCGTGCCATTGTCCGCGAGGCCCGGCAGGTACTCTTTCCGAGTCGAGCCGAGATGCGAAACATCGATGAGGTTCAGGGTGCCGTCCGGTCCGCCGATCGACGTTACTTCCTCGATCTCGGCGTACACGAGCGGCGACGGGTTGGGCGATGCAGAAACATCTGCCCACAGAATCTTGCTGCCCTGCGAGTTGATGGCCATGTCGGCTCCTCAGAAATGACTGGGGAAGCGGCGACCATCTGCGGGGCATTGACTGCGCGGCAGATAAGCGTGCCCAGATTCGGTACTGCGGTGCGACGAACGCGCAGCCTATGCGGCGGGACGTTCGTCGCTATCAGTTTTCTTGCGGTCCTCCAGGTAGCGTTTCCATGCGTTGAGAACCATCTGCAACGCGCGGATGATGACTTCGTGCAACAGCGCCTCGTGCGGCCTCATTGGTGAATAGGCACCCACAGCACCTGTGGAGTCGCGTCTGCGAACGTTGTCACATCGATTGGCGCCGACTTGCAATGTGGTGCGCCGCACCCGTTGCACCGTCCATCAGTGGGCTGATCGCATCGCCCGCAATGCGCGCACGCCATACCGGCAGCAGGCTTCCCATCATTATCGCGTTTCATGATCATGTTTCGAAGTGCACCGAATACTCAAACGACGTCCGATACATCTCAGTGTCCGGCTCATAAGTTGGCGCACCAGAGACGTCAACGCGAGCGACAGTAAAATCAGGAGCGGCAAGCATCATCTGCTTTGCGGTCTCCATTGTCTGCGCCGCACCAAGTCGTGTGCGCGCCCACGCATCGATCTGAACAAGCCGACGCGCAGTTCCTGCGTCGCCCGTCAAGTGAATGTCATCCTCGCCTCCCACGATGATGTAGGTCACCAGCGGCAAGGTCGGATACTGCGGCATCAGGTCTGGGTACGCGCGCAGTGGCGCCGGACTTCCTGCCGTCAGTGCAGCAAACACTTTTTCCTCGATCGTCATCGCCGCTTCGCCGCGTTTTCAATGCCCTTGGCCATCCGCGCCTTGAAAACGTCAAGAGCCTTATTCACGTTGGGACCAAACGACGGGCGCATAAACGGATGGGCATTCATCTTCGACGTCCCAAACTCAAGGAAACGACCATAGAACGCGGGACCCTCAACCTCGAAACGCTTCCCGACTCTACGCTTGCGACGATTCGCCCGTGTGTTGCCATACTGCTGCTTCTTCGCTGACTTGACCCTGACGCCATACCGTACCATGAACTGCCCATCAGTGCGGCGCTTGTTCACCACCATGTTCGTCTCTAGCGTGTGCGTCCTGCTTATCGGTTTCGGCCCAGCGTTCAAACGCTGCTTGACTGCGTCACGGAACACCGCAGCCGCCGCCCGCGTCGCGTTGCGCTGCTCGTTCGCGGCAAGCTTAGGACCAAACTCGAGGAGCTGCTTCTGAAGTTCCGCAAAGCCCGCCAGTTTGATATGCATCAGAGAGCCTCCTCCAAAGGCATCATCGGGAACGCCTTCAGCGCGCTCCTCGGCGTGCAGTTGATGATCTCGATGCCACGCTCACGAGCAGCGCTACCCAGCACCGGGAACCGAGCAATCCAGTCCCGACGCGTGCCACCGACATTGTCGCCATGCCAGTGTCCGCCGCTCATGTCGAACCCCGTCAACAGAATGCGCGCAGCCCCGGTA